GATTCGTAATTCGTTATTATATACAGTACCACCATCAGTACTTAATTGTACCGTAATATAATCGGCGTTATCAACACCTCTTGTAGTATTAGTTGATGTAAATCTATATGACGCTAATCTAAACGTAAAATAATAATCATTATTTGGATTAACAACCAAATTTGGAAATGAATACCAATCTGTTTCATAAGCAGTCGACCCACCTCCTGTCCCATAAAGAACCGCACTTGTTGTAGGACTAACTGAAGCGTTTGTATAATAATTTGTTGTTGCAATAGGTGTCCACCATATTCCTGACCAATCGGGGTCAAATGATTCTACATTATCATAACGATATAATGTTTGAGATGATAAAATGTTTGTAAGTAGAATTATTAAAAATAATAATATATGTTTCTTCATAAAATAATTGATTTTTATTTAATAAATATAAATCATGTTATTATTTTAACAACGTTATTAACATAAAAATGTGTAAATAACAATAACTAATTAGCATATATTAAAAAAGGTCAGATTTCTCTGACCTTTTCTTTATCTAATAAGATATTGATTATCTCAATTCTCTTAAGTCGAATGTACGGATACCGTCAACTGTGATACGTCCGTAGAAACGGTTGTTAACCATTTTCTTAGCGTAACGTGTCATAATACCTTTGATAGGTGTAAAGTTGAACGGGTTGTACATTGTAGGAGTTAATTGTAGAGGTACATACGGTGCGTAGATGTAACCTGTGTCTAACAATGATGTTCCTTTGTGCCCGATTAACACTTGGTTAGGTGGGAAGTAAGGGTCACGGTAAACTTGGTAACGACCTGATAATGTACCAACTCTTTCAATACCCATGTTGTATTGGTCTTGCTCAGGAGACGCGTTAGATACGTGGAAGTATTCTAAATCATCAAAAATCGCAGAAACCTCAGAAGATACAACAATCCAGTTAGCCCCACCTCTTAAAGTAGATTTGTGGATTTGTGCTGACAATTGGTTGATTGCAGTAATCAATGTTTGGTTCCAGTCTTTTTGTGTATACGCAGTAGTTGCGTTGATTCTTCTCCATCCGTTGTAATCCCAACGTAAGTTCCAAGCCGCACCTTTTCTAAGGTCTCTTAAGATTTCACGGTCAATTTCCGCTGCAACTTGTTCAGATAATAAAGCCGTTAATTCAGCTTCAGCATCGATGTTTTGGAATGCCGCTACGTCTTGAGCTAGTTCAGGTGACCATTGTGCTCTTAATTTTCTTTCAGTTACAGAAACTGTTACAGACTCAAGGTCGAAAGAAACCTCACCGATTTTGTCTTCGAATTCAAGTTCTTTGTAACGTCTGAATACCGCAGTAATGTCTTCATTACCTAATGTACCAATAGTACTTCCTGTATAACCATCTAAAGATGTTGCGTTACAGTTAGCACATACAGGACAAGATAAGTCAACTTCTAAATAGATACAACCTTCTGGGTTACAGATGTTATTGTAATAACCACCGTTACCTTCAGTAGGCCATTGTGCTTGTGCTCTATTTGATAAACCACTAACAATTCCTTGACCATATTGTTGAGTAACAACTCTAAACAATAAAGATTTCGCAGAAGCGTCAGCGTTAAATAATGGTGTACATGCAGATTCCGCGTCTAAGAAATCAGTATTAGCAAATAATCTTAAGTCAGATAAGAAAGATTCTGTATCGTACTCATTTCCATCAGGACCGATTAATTTACCGTTACCAACACTTGCGAAACCACACATTTTAACGATTACTTTTCTAACGTTTTCACCGTCATAAGCCCCGTCAGCATCAACCAAGTTAGAACCGTTCCATACTTGTGCAGTTGTAGTAACTGTAATTGCCGACCATTGACCTTTAGAGTAGTCAAATAATCCTGGAGGGTCTAATTGACCTTCATTACCTTCGTAGAATAAATCATAAAGATTTTTCTTGTAAGTAGGATTATAAGTACCAGTACCTTGATTGTAACCTTCTCCAGCTTTAGCTTCGTCAGCAGTTAAACCGTCTACCGCTCCAACAGGTCCGTAGTGAGCTCCTGAACCACCTTCATAGGTTGCAAAATCATAGTCACCATTGTTATAACCTTGGATTTTAGGTACGAAGTAGAACAATTTACCGATTGGTAAGTTCATAGCTTGTACAGATACGATATCGTTCGCTAATAATTTAGAGAATACACGTCTAACGATTGGGAAAACCACAGTTTCGAATGAACCTGATGAACCGTCAGAAGTTGCTTCATTGATTAGGAAAGACGCTTGGTTCTCATATAACTGAGCCACGTTCTCTTTTAAATGTCCTTTAAGACCTTCTAGGAATCCTAATCTATCCCATTTGTTAATTGTATCTTCTTTGATAACTTTAAGGTGTTTCAAACCGATGTTACCAACAAGACCTGATTCTAATAATGCTCCCATTTTTTTTGGTTTTTTATTTTTTGTTTGTTTATTTTATTTTTTTATCTTAATTTTGACATTAAGTCTTTCATTCTTAAAAACTGAGGATTCTCATACGTTTTAGATTCAATTAAATTAACTGCTGAACCTGTTGAAGGTACTCTTTCAATTGTACGTTCAAAAGACTCGTTAATTGATTGATTTTTATCCGTTGATAATTCGTCTTTAATAGAATGATATAAGTTCTTAGATTCTTTAATAGTTTCTACAGAATCAAATCTTCTTAAAATATTAATTTTTTCTTGTTTAGATGTTGAGTGTTCAGTAAACAAACGTGTAGCGTATGCTAAGTTTGAGTTAAATACCGCAACTTCATTTAATTTATTTCTAAAAATATTTAATGCTTTTCTGTACTCTTCATTCTTTTCTCTAAGAATTTGAACTTCTCTCGAATCAATAGATTCTTTTCTTACTTCTCTTCTATTAGTTTCCATGTTAGAACCTTTTCTTCTACCAACTTTACCAGAAGTAACAAAACTATTTGTTCGAGCCGTTTCTTTTGCTTCTACTTTTTTAGGTTTAACTCTAAATTCTCCGTCCATTTGACCATTGTCTTTATCCGCGTCAAATTTAGATGCTTTTTTAGCACTTCCAAATCCAATACCTTTACCACCATGTTTTTGTTTTTTAGTTGGTAAATCTTGGTTAGGTTTTTTGTCATAACTAAATTTAGGTCTACCCATTCCCATACCGACTGCTTTACGAGATTTTTTACTTGACTCATTAATGTCGATATCAAATTCTTCTTCATCTTCATCTTCGTCATCAAATTCGCTAGGTATACGGTCTTTATGATAAAATTCATAATCATCATATTCTGACGAACCCCACTCATCTAATTCAGAGTCTTCAGATAGTTGGTCACCACCTAAGTCACCAATCATAGAATCATCTTCCAATTCAAGTTCAAAAATAATTTCATCTTCGTCTTCATAGAAAGAATCATCCTCTTCTGACATATCCATTGAGAACTCGTCGTCTTCTGACATATCCATTGAGAACTCGTCGTCTTCTGACATATCCATTGAGAACTCGTCGTCTTCTGACATATCCATTGAGAACTCGTCGTCTTCGTCTAAACCTCCGTAACCTTCAAAATCAGAAGTGTCATCGTCATCATCTCCGAATAATTCTTTAATGATGTCATCAACATCTTCTTCTTCATTCGTATCATCATCTAATGATGAGTATTCCATTGGTTCTGATAACTTTAATAAGTCTTCATCACTTTCACCTACTATCATATACTCTTTGTTTGTTTCGTTGTCTTTTAGGTTTATGTTCCCATTAGGGTCTTTTGTTACCACGATTTGGTCTTCAGGTCCTAATAGTTGGAAAACTTTTAATACTTCAGAACTCGGTTGGTCTGTAAGGTCGATTGTGTCGTCGTCAACATCAATGTCCATCATGTCTTCATCATCCATGTCTTCATCATCCATGTCTTCATCATCCATGTCTTCGTCTCCTAAATCTTCGTTATCTGCGTCCATGTCTGCAACTGCAGCCATTTCAGCATCTGGTGCTACAATCTCTTCGTCATCTTGTTCTGATAGAGACTCTTTTACTAAATCACTGATTTCTTCCTTCATTGTTGAAGCAAGTATTCCTTTTGCATTTTCGGCAACCGCTTCCTCCAAATTTTTCATTTGGATGATTGCTTCTTCTACTAATGATTTTTCTTTTGCCATTTTGCGTTTTTTATTTTTATAATAAATATTACCAATTGTTAAAAAAGTTATATTTTAACTAATTCAACAATTGGTTTTTTATATTTGATAAATATTTCCCATTTTGACAA